GCAAATGGCGGAGAGGTCGGTTCTCTCTCCTTGAACAGGTCGAGATCCTCGCTCGAAGACAAGAGTACCTGCAATGCGGTCGGACTCTTTGGAACAATAGTCAATGTTGGATTGAGCGTTACCCTTTGCCGCTTCAAGATGGGCTCTATCTCCGATAAGACGCTTCCACGTGGAGAAAACAGTGCACGCGGGTAACTGTGCATATCCCTGGAGGTGAGGCGTTCCTTCAGCGCCTCTTTCCTCTTGGAAGATAATAAACTTAAAAACTCCATTCTTTATGTGAGTGACCTCAGCGTCAGTATAGTTATTTAAGGTAAAACAAATAGAACGTGGCTTCGCCATTTGAAATGTAACATTAATTTATGATTAAACAACAAAAATACAAGTTATACAAATGTTCTAGAACAATTCCTGGGTTTTTTTAAAAAAAAGTCCGGAATAAAATATATAAAAAATTTAAACCGTATGATCGGATGATCATGATCGGAAGTGGATGGGTAATACTAGCCATCCACTTACCGGTAACCAAATCGGGACTGTCGTGCAAATACTTTAACACGACGCATAGTCTTCACACGAGTTTTCATAGACCTAACAGCGCGAGCAATAACAGCTAACGCTGCCTGAGTAGCAGTTGGTCCATGATACTTACGAAATTTCTGCCGCCGGGCCGAAGTATATCGATGAGACCTTTTTTTATAACCTTTAGAAGCATACGCCATTTTAATGAAGAATAGATTTATGATTAATCTCTAGTGAAATTAGTATCAACATCACCAGACTGAAAATTAACAATAGCCTCATCGGCCTCTGCAATTTTAGGGAAAGGGAAATGAAAATTAACACGCTTCGCACGACGAGTAACGTCCGGAATCAAAGTACAACGATCCGTACGAATACAAGAAATCTGTGTATTAGAAGTAGAAACTTGATAACCAGAAGCCACAGGAGCAGTTGCATTATCAGTAAAAGCAATCTGTCCAAGAACATATAAAACTCCAACCAATGTAGACCCTTTTATATACTCGACATCATTACCAGTAAGGTTATCTGTATTACGCTTAAACATCTTATTACGAATACTCATAGAAGTATTGTGCTGATCTCCAGGACCGAGAGAAAACTCCTCGGAACCTGCAGTGGACCAAAACCTGTTAAATACGGGAGCGATATTAGAATTCGAAGGAAAAAGAGAAGGATCCAACCAAGCAACTTGATTAGTAGTAGCAACATCAGTAGTGCTTGCACCGGTAACGGTAGAACCAGCATGGTTATAATTAAGAAGGTAATTAGAACCAGCAGACAAAGTATCAAAAACAAAACCATCGCCCAAAACTGAAGTAGGAGTCGAAGGATTAGTTTGCTGACTAACGGTAGACAACCACATTAAAAGATTTAAAGGGTTACCAAGTAACCCAGTAGCCACAGCACTAAGGGTTTCCTCAAGATCAACTCTCGGTTTATACCAAATTAAACGACATCTTGCAGCACTTGAGGAAGAATTCAAAAATGAAAGACTAGTGCGATAATTACATATCTTAACACTATATTGATGAGCACCGATAACAGATAATGATAAAGTCGGTTCTTGTGAATTATCAGTTGTTAAATTAGTAAATACTTGCTGAAATAACGGCAACGCCATAGTATCAGTTAACACAGGAATTGTGCAGGCGGTGGAACGACCAGACACGCAATCCATCTGGAATACAAACTTTTGATCAATAGTAGTTGGAGGATTAAAAATAGCCTGAACCTTTGAACGGAAAGAGGCTCTCTTGGCCTTACCAATAACAGTACCACGAGAATAAGAAACATGACCTTTAGTAGTAGCAGGTCGCATAGCTCCTCCTTTTCTATAAGAGGGGCGACGGGGCATTTTATAAGAAGAATTGTTTTTTGATTTAGAGTCGTCATCTTGTCTCATGCGCCAATCCTTATCATAAGTTTGAGCGCGGTATAAGTTACGAGCATCTCGAAACATATTCCAAGCTTGTTTAGAACGCTTGGAAATATTACTATAATCAATTCTAAAAGGGGTTGGAGCAACTCCATGAGGCCCGTAGGCGCGTGCAATTAATGACATTGTTTAATTAATTAATTTGTGAAGGTAGAAACAAAACCGTCGTTTAAATCAGTATCAAGTTCAAATAAAAAAGATGATTGAGAGAGAGGCGGTTCATCAGCCTCCTCTACGATAGGTCCGGTTCTTGCTCTAACAACCCTGTCAAAGTCTTGCAAGATCTCGGGAGTAGGTACGACACCAACTGATTGAGAGACTTCAATAGGGACAAGAGGGATAAGGAGGTCCTGTGAACCCTTGTCGAATCGAGTAATTCTTCCAGGGAGGAACTCACAAACAACTGCAATTCGCCTAAGAAGTTGTTGTACATCTTCAGCTGTTCGAGTCGACCAGGTCTCTGCAGGAGACTTGGGGGAGGTGACAATGATTCGGCGAGCAGAAAACTGCAACTGAGCTCCTTTAACTTGGACAAGCAACGGAAACTGGTCAAAGAGTTGCAACAAGAACGCAAACTTGGAGAAATCGCATCGGTACTCATCAATAACGACGGTCTCGTCAAAGATAGGGTCGTACCCACACCACCATGGACTGTTTTGCTTCCAGAAACTTCGTTCTCCTGCAATAAGACGGGCATTGGTGGACTTTCCGGTACCTGTACCTCCATAGAACCAAAAGACTTGGGTTTTAAAATTGCGTTTAGGGGCGAGAATTGTTTTAATGGCCATAACACCTTTGTGGAATCGCAAGAAGTTTTGAGGGTCGAGGGAGATGATGTCTGCAAGGGTGACGGTGGGGTCCATGGCTGCGTTGCAAATGGCGGAGAGGTCGGTTCTCTCTCCTTGAACAGGTCGAGATCCTCGCTCGAAGACAAGAGTACCTGCAATGCGGTCGGACTCTTTGGAACAATAGTCAATGTTGGATTGAGCGTTACC